ATGCAGTTACAAATTTATAAACGCCGGCTAATGCAACCCCAATACCTGCTAAGCCTAATAGTAGTCCGCCACCTACCCCAAATGTTTTAAGAGCACTTTTACCTAAAGCAGAAAATCCACGTTCTCCTTTAACTAAAGAAGCACTTAATTCTTCTTTAAATGACTCCATACCTTTAGTTAAATACTGACTAATACCTTTACCAATAAACGGTACTTGATCTGCAAGTGCAGTCATTTTACCTAAAGCTTTATCTAGTTCAGGCGATATTTTTTTCTGAATAGATAAACGTTTTTCTTCAAACTTAGCTAACACCCTTAACAGATTGAATTGTTCAGCTACTATTGCATTACCCGATGCTAATGCAGCATCTCGTTTCATTGTCAGTTCTAATATTACAGATTCGATATCCTCTGTATCGGATAGCGTATCTAACATATGAGCATAATCTGTATTAGATATAGCATTTTGTTTTGACATAGCTTGTAAAAAATTTAAGCCGTCATTTAAAAATAAATTATGCTTAGCTTGTCCTTGTAATTGTTTTTGAATTACATCGGTACGATCTTTAATTTGATCAGTTATTTCGTTTTCGGCAAATTGCTGTGCTCTTTTTTCTGTTTGTATTTTTTTAGATATCGAGCCAATATATTGATCATACGACTGTTTTTCTGATTTTGCAGCCTTGGTTTGTCCTTGTATTCGACTAGCTACCGATTGATTTTGATATAACTTTAATGTAGCAAAATAACGTTCATCGTCATTTGTAATATTGTCTATATATTGACGATGCATCTTAGTGGCTAAATCATAGCCTCCTATTGCTTCATCTGATATTTGACGTTGTTTTTTTGCCATAGCGTTACTTACGTCTAAATTTTAGTTCGGAAAAATCTTTACCTGTCAACTGTTCTAAACGTTCTAACGATTCATTAAATTCCGTAGCTAACTTTGAAACTTCACGTAGTTCTCGTTGAACTTCCGAATCCCCTAGTATTCTTTTTTCTAGTCCGGGAAAAAACAGCTTAATGATATATTTCATGACGCTTTCGTCAATGCGTTTTTTAGACATCTGCTATAGCTCCTTTTTTAATAAATATCTGCTATCTTGGCTTTGATGGAGTAATACCAGGACGTGCTATACCTGTAGATTTCTTAGACGCTTTTTTATTGCGTTCATTTTCTGCCTCAACAGCTTTATTGATTTGCTTGATGTAAAACACGCGTAGCCATATAGGCATTGACATTACATCTGCCCAAGTAAAACCACCTTTGCCGTAATAAATCAGACTAAATATCTGCTCGTGTAGTATGCGCCTATACCCGGGCGCTAGGCCAAAAAAAGTCCACGCCGATTGGTAACTGTGCCTCGAATGGCTCCCCCGTGCCGGCATCTGTGAATGTCAAATTGAGTTCGACATCAGGTTGAATTTTTGCTAAAAACTCACGAACATATTGAATGTCTCGAGCTAAGAAATAATTTTCTACAAAGTCTTTGATATATTCACGATCTGGATTATCATCTACTGAAGTGACAATATGTTGCAAACGTATAGTTACATTGCTTTCAACACCACGAAGTTTGTTATATTTTTTAGCTTTGGCAGTTGCTTCATCAATACGTTTTTCATCATCATGTGTAAGCAATTTAACTTCAATTTTACGCTTAGATACTGGCAATGATAACTTGAAACGATTCTGACCTGGAGTAAACAATGACTCATCGATTTCTTTATGTTGCAGTTCACTGATATCAATTGTTTCGCTTTGTTCTTCTCCTGATGGAGCTTTAAGCTTTACTTCATAATCTTTACCATATCCCAACACACGAGCCGCAATCATAATGGCATTTTTATCGCCTGCCAATAAATCTCCGTAGTTAATCTTTTGGCCTAGACCATTCCCTACAATTAGAGATTGGAATAAACGGTCTAATACAACGCCTTGTTTAATAAGACTAGGAGTAGTAAGAATATCTTCTTCACGTGCAGTCATATACTTCATTTCTACCTTACCGGAAGAAAGTGGATTGTCTTTTGGATATAACAATCCTTTGCTAGGAAGTTCTACAATTTCAGTAGGAAAATCATACTTTTCTTTTTCAGTGGCAGGGGCATGACTTTTGTTTTGTTCAAATTGTTGAACTGCCAGTGCCTTTAATTGCTCATCTGTTACTTGATCGACTGAATGTTTGTTTGGTTTTTGATATTCGTCATTAACTGTTGCCATAAGATAAAATCCTTTTTATATAACTTTAATTTATTATAAATATGCATAGCCAGTAAAAATCCCGCCTTGCGACGGGATCATTACAAGATATTTTAATACAATTAGAATTGCAATATTGCGTAATCGTATTTCAATGTCAACTCGATAGTCATTGGATCTTCTGTGCTCCAATCCATATCGCCGAAAGTTGCTGAACTTACAAAAGCGCCTTTCAATGTCCATTCTTCAACCTTATCACCCACAGGGCCTAAAGAGTTAAAAGTAATGTCACGCTTATAGAAGTCACTATAACCATCACGGCCGGTTACAGATTCGTGATGTAAACGAACCCATTCCATTACCATTTGTGCTCCCGAAGGAACAATTGGGTCATACAACGTAACGGTAACGTCTTGCCAACGGCTCTTGCCCTTAAGCTTACGTTCGATGTTGATGTGATCAAGTACTACTTCACCTTGATCAATGCTTGGACGAGATGCTGCTTTGATCAAGTATGATGGAATACCCTCAATATACATGATGAATCGCATTGCAAGTTTCGGTTCAAACGCTGTATAAAAGATTTCATTGGGTGATAATAATTCTGCCATTTTTTATTTCTCCTATTTAATATAAATATTCATCATCTACTATTCTGGAAAAGCAGCACCAGTAGGTAGAATATTGAAATCAACGATTATAAATTCAGCCGTTTTAGTAGGCTGTAAATAAATTGCGCCACGTAATTCATTGCGATCAATTACTTCCGGAGTATTTAATTTTTCATCCATTACTACTTTAAACGCATACAAGCCTTGACGTTGCTGTACATTGTCAAAATAAGGATTAACAATGCTTAAGAAACGGTTACGTGTCGCGGCAGTATTGTTTTCGAAGATCAAATACTTACTAGTTGAAGCTACAAACTTCTTAGCAGCAATTAACAAACGACGTACATTTACACGGTCGAGCGCTGAAGCTTTCTTTTGTAATGTTTTTTGTCCATATACAGCTACACCTAAATTAGGGAAACTAGCAATAGGGTTAATATTAGCATCATACAATGTATCTCGATTACTTTGGTCTAATTTACGTTCAGTACGAAGTGCTATATCAATTCCTCCACGATTTAAACCAGCTGGTGCAAACCATGGAGCAGCTACTCGGTCATTAAATGCATATACTCCTGGTATTACTGTACCTGCAGGTACCCAAACAGCACGGCCTAAATCAGAATCATTAATTAATATCCATGGCCAATACATTGCAGCATAATTACTATTACGTGAATCTGCCGTACTTACTACGTTAGATATTGTAGAGGCATATTGAACCGGATCAATTACTAAAAATGCATCACCACGACCTTCAATCATTTGCTGAGCTGTTGTTAAAATACTACTAGCATAGCTATTTTCATCTACTAATCCTGGTAATGTCAATAAATTAAAATCGTAATCGTCTTGGTTAGATAATAAATTGATAGCATCTAAGTATGCATTACGGAAGATGCTTTGCGACATATCAAAACCTTGTTGACGATTTTCGTTATCAGTGTTACCTAATCCAAGTACGCCAGCGCTATCTACTGCATTTTGTGTAAAAATATTTTCGTAGAATGATTTAGAAACTTCTGTGCCGTTACTTCCGCCTGAAAATGTACCTGATACTTCCTGTGGTAGACTACCTGATAAGCTATCTATGCGTATTTTACCGGTTTGGTCAAAGAATGTAGTAGTATTAGAAATATTACTTACACGTACATATCTAGATACATTTGGATATGATCCATTTACTTGGAAGTATGGATCACTTGTACCTGATCCTAACAACGTATAAGACACATCACCTACTCGTTTTGCAATATAGTTAGGAGATGTCGGATCTAATGTTAAATTATTGTATTGTTCTAAAATAATTTTACGATTAGTAATATCATCACCACGACGAATCAATAATGTAAATGTACCTTTAGTAGTGCTTACATTTGAAACTTCCCAACGAAGATTAGTTTCAGTTCCAAGCACTAATTTACCGCCGGTAGTTTGATCTGCCGAACTTCCAGATCCTGCTACTGACGCTCCAGCCACACCTGAATTTTCTTGAGCTCCGGCTGACAATGCAGTCAATGTAAATGATATTGTACCTGTACCGGAACGATCTACTACATTACTGTAAGCATATGCAATATCATTAGGTGCTGTACGTACTACTGTTAATGTATCAGCATATTTAAGATATTCTTGCACAGAATAATTAGTTAAGTATTTATATGTAGCTTCATTTATACCCGTCCCTACAGTAAAAGCTCCGCCGAATTTAGCTACAAAATCAGAATAACTAGTTACTGTTGTCGGAATATTTGCAGGCCCTCGATATGTTGGGCCGATCACAGCAGCACCAATACTAGCAATACCAGCTGGTAAAGCTGACTGATCAATCTCATTAGTAAATACGCCGGGCGAAACAATTTTTTCTGCCATTAGTTTTCTCCTTGTTTATTTTTATCCGTTACGACTATTCTGGAAAAGCAGCACCTGTCGGAAGGATGTTAAAGTCAATAATAATAAATTCTGCAGCTTTTGCTGGCTGTAAATAAATTGCACCACGTAATTCATTACGATCAATCACTTCTGGCGTATTCAATTTTTCGTCCATTACTACTTTGAATGCATACAACCCTTGACGTTGTTGTACATTATCAAAATAAGGATTAACAATGCTTAAGAATCTATTTCTAGTAGCCGCAGTATTTTGTTCGAATAATAAATACTTACTAGTTGAAGCTATAAACTTCTTAGCAGCGATTAACAAACGACGTACATTTACGCGATCCAATGCTGAAGCTTTTTTCTGCATTGTTTTTTGTCCATAAACTACTACTCCTTGATTAGGAAAACTAGCAATTGGATTAACATTTGCATCATACAAAGTATCACGATTACTCTGATTAAGTTTACGTTCCGTACGTACTGCGATTTCAATTCCGCCTCTGTTAAGACCGGCTGGAGCAAACCATGGAGCAGCTACTCGGTCATTGAATGCATATACGCCGGGAACAAGTACACTAGCAGGAACCCAAACATTTTTACCTAGATCGCGATCAGGTATTAACACCCATGGCCAATACATTGCAACGTAATTACTATTACGTGAATCTGCTTCACTAACTACTGTTGATATAGTGCCCCCATACGCATAAGGATCTACAACTAAAAATGCATCACCACGACCTTCAACCATTTGCTGAGCTTGATCTATTACTCCACTGGCTCCAGCGTTATTATCTACTAACCCGGGCAATGTTAACAAATTAAAATCATAGTCATCTTGGTTCTTTAATAAATTAATAGCATCTAAATATGGCGTAGTATATGTAGAACTTGCCATATTAAAACCTTGCTGTTGACTATCTCCACTATAAATGTTATTATAAAAACGTTTCGGATGTACTTCCGATCCATTAGAGCCATATGCAAATGTGCCGGATACTGCTTGAGGTAAACTACCAGTAAAGTCAGAACTACGACGCGAACCGTTTTGATCAAACCAATTAGTAGTATTTTTATATACTGTCACGCGTACGTATTTAGATTTATTTGCATACGATCCGGAGATTTGGAAGTATGGTTGAGCTGTACCTGAATCTTTTAATGTATATGATATATCACCAATACGTTTTGAGATATAGTTTGGTGAATTAGGGTCTAGTGTTAAATTATTGTATTGTTCTAAAATAATTTTACGATTAGT